CGTGCGGCCAACCCCTGCATGGCCGCCGTGTATTGACGAAACAGGGAGTCCCGCTCGTTCGTTGCCGCCTTGAGCAGACGCTCTTTCTTTGCGGCAAAGACCTTGTCCCCATCGATACGCTTGAATGGTTCTTTAGTCTTCGCACGTTTCTTTTTCGTGCCCTCCGCCGCCCACTCAGCAAACGTCCGCTCAACTCGGGCCCGCTCGGCAGGCTTGACCCAATCCGCCCAATGCACACCGTTATGCGCTACACGGAAGTCCTTACCCGCTTTTGCATTGCGAGCGTTGATGTCTGCGGCAAACTGCGACGGCATGATGGGCGAGACATCATTAAATGCAACTCGTGATAGCCGCTCATGCAGGGCATAGAGAACATCAGCGTATGCGTTGAAAGCGGCAACACGCAGGGCACTGTCGGGAGCATACGCCGCACCGACCTTGGCGTTGTTCCATTCTTGGCGCAAAGGGGTGAGCAAGGCTCGCCACTCCTTCGTGTGCTGCTTGCGGTACGCCCGCTCCGATCGCTCCTTGCGCTTGAGTTCTTGCACATGAGAGACGATGCGTTCGAGGCCCTCGGTGTCCAAGCCTTGCTTGGTCAGCAGCTCACGCAAGGCACGCTCGGTGAGGGTTAGGTAGTACGGTTTCATGTCAAAAGTCCTTTAGTGTTGATTGGCCTGAAATTGTACATCACTAAAGTAGGGCTTTGTTTTTTTGGACAGCAAGAAAGCCAGCAACCATGCGGGTTTGAGCGGCAAAACGTGCACACTGTCCACGATGTCTGTCTTATCCACAAAGAAGATGGGGCAAACAAACAAAAACAAAAAAGAAAAAAACAAACGCACATAAAGACCCTTATATATATATATATCTATTAAAAAAGAATATATATACAGGACAAAAACGGGAAAGCGCTAATGAAATCAACAGGTTACGCTGTCCTGAATCGCTTTTCAGTCCTTTAGTCTTGGATAGCTGGAAATTGCCTATTTTTTAAGCAACTTTATGCAAGATATGCATAACGGGGACGTTGTGTCCCCGTTCCCAGTCATAACGCAAGGGTCGCTTGGCGCAGGCGGGCTACCTCACGGTCGAGCTGAAGCATGGAGGAGCAGGTGATGGTCTTGGTGGTGCCTACCTTGGCGATGGTGCCTATCCAGTAGCGGTCGTTGCCCTTGGCCTTGCCGTTGGGGTAGTAGAGTTGCACGACCCAGAGGTCGGCGTTGCAGTCACGGAACTGCTGGATGGTTTCGAGGGTGGGTTGGGTGTTGTTGCGCATGGGGATCTCCTTAGATTGATTTGGTTTGGCGGTCGTAGTAGCGGCGAGCCTGCGGCAGGCGGTCGAAGCACTCCCAGAACAAACGCGCGTGGTTGGCATAGTCGTGCCCCCTTACGTGGTACGTGCCATGCTCGTGCCAGAGTTGCACTCGTTTGTTGTTGCGCTCGGTTTCTTCAAGGTATCCGCAAGCGAAGGCGTAAGGCGTGAGTCGCCCGGCAGGTGTGCGAAATGTTGGCATGATTGATTTCTCCTATTGGGTTAGACAAGGGATTGCATCGCAGGGCAGGCTCGAACGCACAGCCCTGCGGAAAAACATCGGGGACAAGTTGTCCCTGTTCACTTGGCAAACGCTTGAGCCAGAGCCTTGGACGCCAAACTGCGTGCGCCTTCGTACTGTGCGGCCAGCTTGGCCAGCTTTGCGGCGGCGGCCAGCAACTCGGCAGGAACTTCGACTTCTTCGGCGCGAGCGCTGGACTTGCCAACGATGTCAGACACAAGGCGTGTCAGGGCTTTGCGGCAGGCTTCGTAGTTCTTGTGGGCCTTGTCGAGCACCTTGGTGCCCTTGGCTTTGCCTGCGCCGTCAACGAGCGGCACTGCGTACTTGGGGAAAGACGCAACATCGGCCAGCAAGGCGCCACGAATGACCTCGGGGGATTTGCCCTTGTACGTGGTGCGCAGTGCATCGATGCCTGCACCGTAAGCGAAAGCGGCAGTCAGGACAGCGTGGACAGTAGAGCGAGTTGTTGTAGTCATGGAAGTTTCTCCTAGAGGGTTGAATGGGGACAACGTGTCCCCGTATCGGCTAGAGCCATTCCCTAACCGATGCCTCTATTGTATGGAAGGGGTGTAATCACCGTATGAAAAGTAATTCCGGGGTACTCAGACCCCACCGTACCCCGACCCCCCAAAGCTCTGGAAGGTACCATCCGTCATGACATGAACACTATTCCACACCAACGCAACACAATTTTGGAAAATCTACCCCCACCTGCTTAAAAAATAAGCAACCACCCCCTTGTCAAATCTTTTACAGACCCCCACCCCCTATAAAAATTTGGGCGAAAAAAAGCCCCCGGGGTTGCCGGGGGCTCAAAGGGAGTTTCCTAACCCCAAGGAGAAGCAAAGCCTTGCGGCACTGCCGATGTGAGTGTACACTTCACGCATCGTGGTTACAAGCCCCCTTGGAGCCCCTGCGCAAAATGTTAGAACACCTCATCTCAGCTGACCTGAATCCGGCTGTCTTCATGGACATCCCGGAGGACTTCGTGCCGCTTGATAAAGCAGGCCCGTCCGAGACCATCGACGCCAAAGTGAAAACGGTGGACTGGCTCAAGGACCTTGGATTGGACGACAGCAAGGTCGTCGACGCGGCGCAGACAGAGACAGCCCGGGCAGCATTTGCTGCGCTCACCACCGGCTCGACCCCCGCATCAGTTCAGTTAGCGCTCACTAACGTGAAGGCCCCCGCTGCTGTGCAGCACTTGGTGGGCATGTTGACCGCATACGACTGGGAGTTCGTCAATCAGGCCAAGAACCTGCGCGGGTATGCCGTGGCAAAGATCTTGGACGACTGCGAGAACCCCAACCCGAACATCCGCCTAAAAGCGCTGGGCTTGCTGGGCAAGGTCACAGAGGTCGGGCTGTTCACTGAGAAGATCGAGGTCAAGAAAGTGGACGCCAGCGCTGAGGAGTTGGAAGAGCGCATCCGCCAACGCTTGGCCAAGTACCTGCCGCCCGTGCAGGAGATCGAGACCCTTGAGGTCAAACCAGCAGCATCCGATGACGACAGCCAAAGCGCTTGACCTGTCCCCCGACAGGATCGCGCAGCTGCTCGCTGCGCTGCCCAACATGCCTGCGGCGGAGAAGGCGTTGCTGCTCGAAGAGCTCGACGATTTGGAGAACAAGCGCCAAGTCAAGCTGTGCCAAGACGACTTTTTGGCGTTCTGCGCCCACGTGTACCCCGACTGGAAGGAAGGCCCGCACCACCGGCACCTAAAACCCATCTTGCACAAGATCGTTGTGGAGGAAGATGGGCGCCTGACCGTGTCGATGCCGCCTCGGTTTGGTAAATCGGAGACGATTGCGTACCTTTTTGTGGCTTGGTACCTCGGGCACAACCCCACCCACCACATCATTATGGTGACGCACACCGCGTCGCTGTCTGCCACGTTCGGCCGCAAGATCCGAAACCTCATCGATGGGCCCAAATATCAGGCAATTTTCCCCGGGACGCAGGTTTCCAAGGACAAAAGCGCTGCAGACGACTGGACAACGACCGCTGGCGGCAAGTATTTTGCGATTGGTATCGGTGCAAACGTCGCTGGACACGGTGCACACTTACTGATTGCTGACGACTTGGTCTCTGAACAGGCTCTTGTGGCCAATCCGGAGACGGTTTTCGAGAACGCATGGCAGTACATGCAAGTCGGCCCACTGCAGCGGCTTATGCCCGGCGGCCGCATCGTGATGATCGGTACGCGATGGGGTAAAAAAGACCCGATTGGTCGTGCGCTGCAGTGGGCTGAGACAAATCCTGACGCTCCGCAGTGGAACGAGGTGCGGTTTCCGGCCATTTTGCCCAGCGGCAAGTCACTTTGGCCAGAGCAGTGGCCCATCGAGAAGCTCGAAGCCAAGCGAGCCAGCATGTTTCCTCAGTTTTGGGCCGCGCAGTACATGCAAGAACCCACTTCGGAGGAAGGTGCGCTCGTAAAACGCGACTGGTGGCGGCCATGGGAAGAGGAAGAGCCCCCAGAGTGCGACATCATCATGATGGCGCTCGACGCGGCGGCGGAAATGAACACCCGCGCTGACTTTACGGCGCTCTTGACGTGGGGCGTGTTCCGCCACGACCGGCTGACCAAGGGGTTGCCCAACATTATTTTGCTCAACGCCATCAACGTGCGCGTGGAGTTCCCTGAGCTTAAGGATTTGGCGTTCAAAGAGTACGAAGAGTGGGAGCCGGACATATTCATCGTGGAAAAGAAGTCCAACGGTACCCCACTGTTCCAAGAACTGCGTTCGATCGGCATTCCGGTGAGTGAATTTACCCCTCACAGGGGCACTGGCGACAAATATGCACGCCTTTCTGCTGTTGCAGACATTTTCAGATCGGGCATGGTCTGGTATCCTGCGGGGCGGCGCTGGGCACAAGAAGTAATTGACCAAGTCGCAGAGTTCCCCAACGGAGAGCATGACGACATGGTTGACTGCACATCGATGACAATGGCACGGTTTCGCTCCGGCGGGCTCATCAGGCTTGGCAGTGACTACGAAGACAATGAAGGCGTTCACCGGTCTCGCCGGGCAGCGTATTACTAAGGAATCTCCATGGCATCGAACAGTATGACTTCCTCTCTCGCCCCGGCACCACTTGGTCTGGGAGCGCTGGACTTGACGGACATCCCGCAGGATGACACCCCCGCAATCGAGATCGAAATTACGGATCCAGAAGGCGTAAAAATCGGAATCGACGGCATGGAGATTGACCTGCTGCCCGACGAGACAGGCGAAGAAGAGTTCGGTGACAACCTCGCCGAGTTCATGTCCGAGGGTGAGCTGGGCACGCTGGCCAGTGAGCTGATCGAGCTGGTGGAGGCGGACATCACGTCGCGCAAAGAGTGGGTGGATATGTACGTCAAGGGCCTTGAGGTCCTCGGCATGAACTACGAAGAGCGCACCGAGCC